CTGATGGATGAGTCTGGCGATCCTATCTTGGAGGAATTGAGGCAAGCGCGCGAGGAGTTGGAACGATTAAAGACCAGCGAGAACAAGTCCGAAAAAATTCAGATGACCAGCGGGGATATAGTCCGACTCGTGATCGCCGCCCCAGTGGTTTTCGTCTGGTTGTTTCTGGGGTCTCGCATCATAATCTCAGCCACAACATCGACTGCGGTTTTGGAGCAAATTGAGCCTTTATTATTGGCTTTAAGTATTCTCACCATCCCGGTGACGGCGATACTGGCATCGTTATTCAAAATTGACGGAAATGGAAAATGACCTTATTTGAGAAAATATGCCGAATGGTCGGGGACCGACAAATCCCGGCTCTCAACATGCCGCCGTTCAAACGGTTCTCGGTGGGATTCGCCAATAAGCATGTGACGACGGTGGTCGTGATGGCGATCATGGTCAGCGGGCTGGCCGTTGCTGTGGGCCTATATTTCGCGGTAAAAGACGTGGCCACATCTACGTATAACTGGCCAGAGCCAGCGGAATATGAGGTCACCGACGATGGCCTACAGACGATGGGGCGGAAGAATGAGAACTACCCGGACGGGACGGAGAGTCAGACGCTATCTATACGACTCGGGGATGCTGCGCGGATTTCGACGTTACGCATCGCCAATGTCGATTTGGGACGGACTGGCCTTGACCGAGCGCTGGATATCCGTCCACTAACGGCGGCAGTCACTGGGGCGACGGCGTACCTTTTTGTGGGGACCTTAACTGTCACCAACTCTAGTTTCCCCACTTTTCAGATGGAACAATCCGAGGTGGCGAACCTAACGACGGGCATGCTATGCGATGGGAGCACAATGGAGGCGACTATTTCAAATACCGTTCCCGATATGGTCTTGGAGAGTGAGCGACTAAGTTCTGAGTACCAGGTAGATGGCTCCATTGTCGATAGGATACAGATTTTGATCACAGGTACATCAGGAGCCTATGTGGATAATCTGATCCTGGATAATGTGGATGCGTGGAGCGGACAGGCGTTTTTGTCCCGGCTTAAAATTGGGACGGCTACAATGAACAACACAAATACGGTGGGAGACGGCACCGGCGTCGATGTGGCTTCGTGCGTGGTCGATTCCTCTGTATCCGTGCGAAATGCTACGAATTCCATACAAGACCGTCCGATCAAGGTGCAGTGATGATGCGAGTGCCTGTAGTCTTTATTCTGGCAGCGGCGTTAAGTATCCTGGCAATGGCCGGGTGGGTCTATGAGGGGCCACGTCGCCTTACTCGTAGATTCCTGAGAAAGGATTCCCATGACTAAGCTCAGGCCACAAATTTGTTTAGGCATGATTTGCGCGACTGTGTTTGCGATTTTTATCTCTTGGCTCGGTTATATGCTCGGGGCAATAGAGGTACTCACAGGCACAATCGGTGCTGTATTTGGATTTTTAGGTGGCGTGTCGCTGAAGGTTTTGGAAAACGAGTAATGCTAATGCACTGGCGGATCGACCGCCCACCGGGGGGATATTATTGGAGGTCTGCAAGCTGCGCTGAAATCAAATGCCGCTATTTTGCCGAGGGATGGAGGACAATTATCCCCACGGATGACATGGCCAGTCTTACATTTATTCGGGCATCGGGGATGGGCGTTAGGGAGGAGGTCGGAGAAGGGCTTATTACTTTCCACTTTGCGCCAGGACAAGAATGCTTTGATGGACGACTAGGGCGACATAAGATTCCACTTGACCGGGACCCCCAGATGAGCATTAACCGGCACGTCGTGGAACCGTTGGAATATATGGACCAGTGGAACGATTACAACTATAGGAGGAGCGTTAATGGCTAAGGAAAGTGGACTAGGAATGACCGTGGCAATAGATGACTCGGGCGGAACGGCCCGTACCATATCTAATGACATCACGGGGCTCGACTTTGCTACACCGAGAGAGGAGCAGGACATCACGGGCCTAGATAAGTCGGCATATGAGAGGCTCTTGCTCCTGGCGGATTTCACGGTCTCAAATAGTGGTGTATTTAATGACGCCTCGAATATGTCCCATGATGTATTCAAGACCGTGCCATCCAGTAGCGTAGCACGGACTACAACGATCACAGTCTCCGGGCAAGTACTGGCCGGTGAGTTATTCTATACCGACTACGCTCTAAGCCGGGGGTCTGATGGATCGCTAACATGGTCCACACCGGGATCGTTAGCTGGTGGGGTCGTGCCAACGTGGGCCTAGCAAAGATCGGTTTGCAACCGATCCTGAGCAAGGAGCGGAAACCGGGCTATCGGATCCCGGAGAGGACTGCCCGGATCTCATTTAGTGGGACTGATTATGATGGCGCGGAAATCGAAGTCCGGCTCAGCGTGACGTTCGGCCAATTTATCGGCCTCCGAGCGGCCGCACAGGGTGAGGACCAAGAAGGGATGGCCCGGCTATTCGGGGACAACGTCCTGATGACGTGGAACCTAGAGGACAACAATGGCGATCCGATCCCGGCAAACGGCGATGGAATGTTAGCAATACCATTGTCGCTGACCAATTTAGTCGTTCAACATTGGGTGGAACAGGTCGCGGGAGTCCCAGACCCTTTATCAGTGCCATCCGGCGATTTAAGCACGTTGGCGGCAGCATCGACCGGGATGGAAACCGGGTAGTTAAGCCGTGGGAATTGGAACGGGCTGAAATTATCGACGGCCTGTGCCAACGGTATTCCTGTTTACCTAGCCAGTTAATGGAGGAGGATGCGGATATTTTAAGGATGGTTGCAATCGTACACGAGGGTCAACCGGACGATAAGAATGGCAAATGAAATCGCCATAACAATCACAGCGGATGCCGCGGATGCCGAGGGAGCGTTCAAAAAGGTCAAGACCGGCTTCCAGGGTATGAAAGATTCGATTGTGAAAAACCGGAAATTGATCGGTGCTGGTGTAACTGCCATGGGTGTCGGCATGGAGACACTGGCACAAAAGCAAGCGCCTCTGACGGAATCGACGCGGAAGCTGGCAAACGCGACTGGAATGTCGGAGGACCAGATCCGGGAGATGGCGACTAGTCTCTCTAATGCTACATTCCCGTTAGAGTCTGCTCTGAGCCTGATGGAACTGGGCGCACAGCAAGGGTTGGAAAACGGTGAGGCGCTTAAGAAATACGCAGCGTTTTGGGATACGGTGGGAGATGCGACCGGGTTAAGTGCCGAGGCGTTGGCCGAGTCTGGTGTGGCGTTGGCGGCTCTTGGGATTGAGGTCGGTAGCGAGGGGGAGGCGCTTAGTGCTTTCGGCCTAATCACTGAAAGTAGTACCCAAACGGTCCAGGACTTCTTGACGGGGATCGAAAAGTTGGCCCCGGAGATGAACGATATGGGCATCTCCGTTGATGATGCTGCGGTTATTATGACCGCATTGGAGAGGGAGCTAGGGCTAACGGCTAAGACGGCCAGGACTGAATTCAAAGAAGCCTTGGAAAAATCAGAGACCGGCCTAGAAGGAGTGATTGAGCAGCTAGGTTTAAGCGAGGCGCAGATCGCCACGTACCAGGCGAAACTCGGAGAGTCTAGCGATGTGATACAAGACAACGCGGATGCCCACGCCAGCACAAAAACAGTGATGGACGATCTAAAGTCGTCATTCTCCGATCTAATATTCGAGAATGGGGCATTAATCGAAAAGGCATCGCTACTGGCCCCGATATTTATGGCGGCGGGGCCAATAATTGCCGGGTTCTCCGGAATTATGGGCATCTTAACTCCCGCATTAAATCTGGCTAAAATGGCCTTTCTTGGCCTCAATCTTTCAATGGGGCCGATTTTTTTGGCCGTCCTTGGTATCGGTCTAGCAATCACTGCGGCGATCCTGATCTGGAAAAATTGGGACAAGATCATCCGCGCCTTAAAAGTAACATTCGATGTAGTTTTTAAGTTCATCAAAGAAATATTCACGAAAGTGATGGACAAAATTAAGGCACTGTACGATTCCCGGTTAGCATGGATCCTACCGGGTGGGACGCTCATCAAGGCGATTCTGTTTCTCAAAGACAACTGGGAGCGGGTATTTAATGCGATCAAAGGCAAGGTGATTTTGGTGTTCACGAAGGTAAAGGAGATATACACGAGCAAGTTGGGATGGCTACTCCCGGCTGGACCACTAATCAAAGCCATCTTATTCCTCCGTGATGAGTGGGACACAATATGGACAACCATCAAAACAACTTTCACCACAACAACGGATGCATTAGTCGATACATTTACCACTACAAAGGACACAATTTTAGGGATTTGGGACGGGATGGTGGACGGTATCAAGGGCGGCGTGAATACAATCATCGGAGCGATTAACACTTTCATCCGCGGGATTAATGGCATTAGGATCACCGTCCCATCCATTTCGTTGCCGTTTGGTCAGAGCATCGGCGGTTTTTCCATTGGGATGCCGCAGATTCCGGAGATTCCGGAATTGGCGAAGGGCGGCATAATTAAACGCCCTACGCTGGCGATGCTGGGAGAGTCGGGGCCGGAAGCGGTGGTCCCGCTTGGTCGTGGTGGAGTCGGTGGCGGGATGACCGTGAATCTTGTCATCAACGGGGATATTAACGGGATGGACGATTTCGAGGACAAGGTAACCTCAGTCATTCGGGATGCCGTACTAGCAGGCGGATTCTCCGGTGTGCTGGCGAGGGCATAATGGTGGTGGCCACGTACAAATTACAAGTGGACTGGGCAAATGATGGCTCCTGGACTGGGACGGGGGAGACGATTGACATGGGCCGGGTCCGCGCTATCTCTTGTTCATTTGGACGGGACCGGGCCAGCCAGCTTACCGCTAAAAGCAAAGCCGGGAAACTCACCGCCACATTAGACAACCGGAGCGGCGACTATAACCCATTTAATGCGGACTCGCCGATTTATGGCAATATTCTCCCGGGCCGCCCTGTCCGACTACTGGGGACATCCACGACCCAGAGTGATCAAGCTATTTGGCAGGGGTATCTAGTGAGGATCACGCCGAAAGTCCGACTCGGAGGAGATGCGACGGCGGTACTAGAGGCGACCGGGCCAATCGGCCAGATAAACCTAGACCAGATCGAGGTGGCAATGGTCACCTCCCAACGGACCGATCAGGTCGTGGATGACATCCTAGACGCCGCCGGATGGGGCGCTGGGAGCAGCTACCGGACATTAGATACCGGGAGGACAACTATCACGCGGTATTGGTCGAGCCGCACATATTCCATCAAGGCCTTGCAAGAGGTGGAATCTACTGAGGGCGGCTTCCTCCGAGAGAGCAAGGACGGGAAAATCGTTTTCGACAATCGCCATCACCGACTAACCGGAGTGGGACTGACCAGCCAGGCGACTTACTCGGACGCCTCCGGCGCTGCGAGAGTCTATTCCGGTCTTACCCAGGATGACCCACTACCCCACATTTTTAATATTTTCGAGGCTGATATTCAGACGTACACAGTCGGAGCATTGGCCGTCCTGTGGACATTGTCCGAGAGCGGCGCTAGTTCGCCTGGAATTAATCCGGGGGTAGCGAGGACCTGGATAGCGAGATACCCGAC